AAAAACCCACCTGTGTTTCTTTGGTTATTTTACCTGTGTTTCGCGTTTTTATTGGTTGGTTTGTTTGAAATCCGTTTCTTTCAAAACCGTGAGCAGTTGAGTTGACGATGCAAGTCAAGCGAGTGAAGAACCGTGAGGGAGGAGGCGGAAAGCCTGGCATAAAGGGAAAGACAGGGTCTCTCCTTGGCCGGGCGCTCAAGATGGTCTCTGGGGACCTGAGCGAGACCCTGCTACAACTTATAGTTGCGGTGGTTGCCATGTGGAACAATTTGTTGCGCAGAGTGCAGGCACTGGAACGTAGGGTGAGCAGGGAGACTCGTCAGCGTACCGGAGATGACAAGCATGCTTTAGTATGCTTAATACTCGGATTTATGGTGGTTTTTGGCTGTGCCAAGACCATGAACGGATACATGGACAAAGGCGAACACGTCTGGAAAGCTGACTGGAATGTGGACTTCGGAACCGTGAAGCTCCCGAAAGATTTCTGCGGAAAGGGAGTGCACGTTGAAAAGATGTGTCCGCAAATCGATTTATTGCATGACGCAGAGGTGGATTGTGCTGGGAAGCATGACCATTTCATTGTGAATTACACGCGGTGTGCCGCAAAAACCCGCGTAAAGAGGAACGAGGCCAGACCATTCGAAGATCGTGTTCTGAACGTTTGGACAATAACGTTTAACGAAGAACTGAACGGCATCATCGAGCGGGTTAATGACATTCTGAGGAACAATCGGCTACTGACTACAGTGGCGATTTGCGTAATCGGCATGGGGAAGAGATGGCCAACTTGGCTTGTAGTCATTTTGGTACTGCTGCCTTGGACTGTTGTGCAGGCTTCTCTTGCCGACCCATTCCTGATCTTACCACGAGGGGATGGGCTAGTGAAGACCCGATTGTACCCAGGACAAATCTCATCCATTTCGACGCATGTTGGGGTTCTCGATATGTCGTATATGGCCATAGAGGTTGAAGAAGGAAGACCCGTTGAAAAGCTCATGTCGCACTGTGAGGTGAACGGGACGTACTCCCAAGACTGCTGTGCGTTGGGTTGCAACCTGGATCTGTCTAAATTGAATGAACGCAACCGAGCCTGTCAAACGGCCACCTACAATCGTGGGTGGGCTACGGGATGTCCAATTTTTGGAATGGGCAGTGTGGCCACGTGTGTTGAGGTCACCTGCAGCGATAGTGTGGAGGTGTCCGAGCTGACAAGCCAGAATGTACGGATACCTCTATCTATTCGGCTGCAACACGAAGAATTGAATGTGACTATGACAACTGACTCTCCAATGACATCAAAATTCTCACATCATGGAGTCGTCTCCGTGTCCTGTAGAATCGGTAACCCAGGATTCTTGGCGCAGCAATACGTGCTTAGTAACGGGAAACATAAAGCAATGTTTCCCATAAGCGCCATATTAGCTTGGCCCGGAATTCGGGAGATCGATGGAGTCTATAGGAACGTCGAGGGATCAGTGAAGTGGGGACATGTCGAGGCTAACGAAATAAAGGTAGCTGCCGTGTATAGTGACAGCATCCAGTGGAAGACTGGGATACCAATTAAAGCCGGTATTGGAGACCCACTATATTTGTACTGTGAGGTGTCATTGTCTGAGTTGACTTTTAGGAATCTCACTCCGTGTGAATTACCGGTCGAAGTCACATTCACACCCGGACCTACAGGACTGGACGGTCGGTTGGAAATAGGACTACTTGGAGTTTCCAACAAGACTTGTTCGGTTACTGGCACATGTGATGGATGCATTTTGCCGCATTCAACGAGTCATATCCCTGCTACAGAAAAACGCGGGCATATGCATGTTGAGTGCCAAGCTGGAACATTTACTGTGATTTTTGGAAAACAAAAATTTTCATTTGTATGTCGAGCCAGCTACTTCAAGACAGTTTGGGCTACAACAGCCCAGGCAATAAGCAACTATCGCAAATTCGGAATTGAAGCTTCTGGGGGGCCATTCCTGGACTTGTGGAACAAGATAGGACCAAACTTTTCTCGCCTTGAGATCATGGGCGCAATAATCGTTGCGGCCCTTTTGATTGACAAGAGATTACTTTTGGTTTTGGCTGTCTTCGGATATTTCGCGTACGTCAGGGCTGACATTGGGTGTGGAATTGACATGTCGCGGAAAACCTTCTCATGTGGAGAAGGAGTGTTTATTTGGAATGATCTTTCTTCGCAGACTTGGACATATGGCGTGGAGGTCGTTGAGACGGAGCTACTGGAAGCATACATTGGGCAAATGTTGGAAGAGCACACAAAAGTGTGCTTGTTATGTGAGGACATTTTGCAATGTTCAGCGGCTCGACGTTTAGCTGCTAGTGTCTCAAAGAACCAGCAAGGCGTGTTTTACAACGATTCCCTATCCTATGGAAACGTTTTCCCGCTGCGAGGTAAACGACAGGTGACGATTACGGCTAATGGACATTCGATGGTTGTCGCCACTTTTGAAATTAAAGGGGAAGTCATGGAATCGCTGTTGGGAAAACTCCAGTGGAACATGTGGAATCCAAGACCTGCGGATGAGAGTGTTGATGATAAGGTTATCCGCGTTCTGACGACTGGTTCAAACATAACTGCTGTGTGTAACAAGGCAGTTGGGTTTGAGTATGTATTTGATCGATTTACAAGGAAGATGTATGGATCAAGTGTGTTGGTTCGCAGTACATCTCAAATATCATACACTTGCCCAACTTACCTGGCAGGAGCGGCCATTAAGAACAATAGAACCATTCACACAGATGGATTCATGTGGATGGACAGTGTCCTCCAGGCCAACGGCACTTATCGGTTGAGTGCTCTTTCCATTCGTCAGAGTCATGAGTGTGATTGGCCAATTACTCACACTATTAACCCGACTGATGCAAGAGACCGCGCATTATTTATGCCTACGAAATTTGGGGCCCCAGCCTCACGCGCTAACCACATGCCTGGATACCGTACTCAGATTACGTTCCCATGGCACAAGGCGCCTATAGAACTGATCTATGGTGTGGCTCCGGGAACAACCCTAAAAGAGATGCCGAACTGTGCTGACCGCGGCGATGCTTTGCCGATATACTCACAAGAGACTCGGGATTGGTGTTGTAAGACGTGTTTGGGACAGGGAACACCACCTTTCCACCTGCTGGTAGAAAATGTGTTCTACTACCCGGAGGAAGTAAGGCCCATACCGGTTCCAACCAAAGTGACGGAATCGGACTCGATCCCGGTGCAAGCTCCTCCAATCATGAAGACAATAGGAGTTGATGCAGCCCAGGATTTTCAACAGGGGCCAGGGGAAGGCACGTTTGTCCGCCTGGCCCTTCTGGCCATAGCTCTCCACCTAATATCACAGAACACACGCCATGGATGGATCACCCGAGTCGCTTGTGCTTCACTGATGTTTTCTATCACTGGTCTGCCGTACCATCTGCGTTATTGGTGGCCGGTTATTGGTTTTTCAGTGTTAAAGAATGCATCGGGGCAATCCTTGCTTGTGTCATTTTGGTTGGCTTTGCACACTACTGGTGGGCACCTAGTGTGTTTAGGTTCAACGCTCCGGCAGACCCGGTGGTGCTACAGGGTCCAATCTCTGATGATGCTGTTGGCGTCCCTCTCCCTGTATTGGTTTCGGGGGGTAACGTGGCTGATGAAGACCGTCGACCTAATTGCCCCGTTGGTATCGATGTATTTTCTATGCAAAGCAAGAGCTCTTCTTCTAGGGGAAATCGTCTTGATTGGGAGCGGATTGGTTCTTTCTTGGGCAAACGCCCTGCTGACTCTCGGAGTGTTGTTTGGGATCCGCATGGCGATTGCCTTGTTGAGAAGGAAGGCCAACGTGTTCGAACCGGGCCTCCGCGACAACATATCATTATGCAACTTCCCACAAGGGGTTGTGAAGGACATGTGGATTGTATTAAAGAATTGGCGCAAAGTACCCGTTCCCTGGCGGAGCTCTGGGAGAACACATATCTCACAGCTAGCGGTTTACCTACTAATGCTGGCTCTTGCTTACGGGTTCCACCTTTTGAACTTGGAAGCGATGGCAGGAGCGTGCGTCTTAATAGGATTCCTGTGGATCCTCCTGGGGGACACGCTGACAGCAGGGGATCTCGAACTCCGGAGAGTTTCAGCTCTAGAGGTTCCCCAGGGTCTGGAGAAAATAGTGGTCAATCGCGAATTCCAAGGAGAACACGGCCGATTCACTGAAGCTGGTGTGAAGCTCGACAATTTCAATGATGAGACAAACGTTAGATTCAGTGTTCTGGTGTTGGGTTTCGTGGCGGCTTTGATCACGGTCAATCCCGTGTGTGGTGTGTCCATCGGAGTCATCATATGGGTATTGACGACGTGTCCCTTAGCACGAGATTTGGCAATGGCGGCTAGTTGTTTTAGATCCAACGAAGTTTTCGCTGTACTGATGCCTGATGTTAAGGACGTCGTTGTTGGCACCAGGTTCCATAGTCTACCAGACGGAGTTTATTCAGTGTGTCGTCGAGCTTGGAACGGATTGAACCACGTTGGCGCAGGTGTGGCAAAGAACAATGTTTTCCACACCTTGTATCATGTCACAAGGGGAGAAGCTATTTCTTGGGCATGCGAGAAAGTTGGACCCACTAGTGGGAGCGCTCTGAAAGACGTCGTGACTTATGGAGGGGAATGGCAATTCCCGCTGGTCACTGAAGATGAGGCAATTGTAAAGATCGTCAATTCGGATCAGACAGTTTCCCATTGTCTCACCAACGTCCTTGGACTGAATGTGCAGGGAGAAGAGTATGGAGTCATAGGACATGATTTCCTAGAGGGGTCATCTGGATCCCCAGTCTTCTCCTCACAAGGTGAGGTCATGGGATTGTATGGCTACGGGTTCTACGATCGTGAGAATCGCTACAATTCACTTATCTCGTTCATGAAGGCTGATGAATCGACACCGAACATAGATGTGGTCAGTGATCATCCCACTCCGGTGGGAACGCGCACCTTCATCGATTGGCACCCCGGAAAAGGCAAAACGCGTAAGGTGATTTTGGAGGAAGCGATTCGTCACGTGAATGAAAACAAGCGGTTGCTGATTCTCACGCCGACTAGAGTCGTCATGAATGAAGTCCTCCAAGCCTTGAGTGGAAATCTTCCATTTGGCGTGAAGGTAGGAAAGCATTTGACGAAAAGCCGTTCTTTTCAAATAACGGTTGCTTGTCATGCAACCCTGACTAGTCATGTCCTGCAACATGGGCTAAAAATCAGCTTTGCCACTGTCATAATGGATGAGTGCCACTTCCTGGATCCCTTGTCCATAGCCGCGCGCGGAATAATGGAGCATATGCATTCCAAGGGGACGGCGCTCATGTATCTGAGTGCCACCCCACCAGGACGGGCACCTCAAGCAGGTTCAAATTATCCCGTTCTGGACATACCGGCGACTATGAAGGAGGTAGACAGAAGTTTTGTAGCTGCTCATGCGGGGGAAAAAACAATCGTTTTCGTCCCCACCATAGCACATGCTATCAAACTGTCGGACCAAATCCAAGGCTCAGTGGTACTGTCACGTCAAACGTTCGACGCCAACATGGAAAAGGCTGCGGATCCGGGAACAAAAGTGGTCATCTCAACTGACATAAGTGAGATGGGAGCTAATCTAGGTGTTGATACCGTAATTGACACCAGAATGTGTGTCCGGCCAGTGGTTGAAGGAAGAATGCGCGTCCGGCTAGAAAGAGTACCAATAACACACGCTTCAGCTGTACAGAGACGAGGGCGCACAGGAAGACGGCAGCCAGGCAAGTATGTGTATGATGCTAGGATTGAACCGTCTGATGAATGCTCCACATGGGTCTGTTGGAAAGAGGCGCAGATGTTGCTAGACCAACTCGACATGACGCCGATGCCAGAGGAGGCTGAAAATTTTGACCCTCCTGGTCACTACAAACTCATGTCAGATCAACTACGGCAGTTCATGGAGTTGATGAACACGGAAATGCCCGTTTGGCTTGCGTGGAACTGGGCAAACTCAAGCGCATCAAGACAAAAAGTCATTTTTGGTGGCTCTGAGGTGGTGGATAAAAAGACTCCTGTCATAGTGACTCCAGCCGGGAGGCAACTATATAACCCTCAGTTCGTTGACGACCGATTTGAGATAGATGATTTGACGAAGTTCCACGCCACGGTTCAGAAGTATCTTAGGATGCGAGCTAGTGTGAATTGGGAAGGACTCATCCAAGGTTGGTGGCATGTGGCCACAAAGAGTGATTTCTCTCTCATCAAACAGGCGTTTTTCAACACAATGGAAAGGCTGCACGATTTGTCTAGGTGGGATGATGATGCCATGCGATCTAGCGACATGACAGAGTCGGTTGGGACCTGGCTAGTTGTCGCCGTAACGGCCGTAACAACTTTCGCGTTCTCCATCATGATTTTCTGGTGCTACAGATGTTGTAGGTCCTCAAAAGCCACACGTTCCCAGGAAATTATGTACGCGTCTGCCGTAAGCGAAAGAGGGGTGAGTGGCGCCTGGAGTAGCATGACCGTACCCGTCTTAGGATGGGTGGCGGGCATCCCTGGGCCTATCCTCTTTATCGCTGCGATTTGCCTTGGACTTGTGTGTGCATTCATGTGTAACAGTTCGACCAGAAGTTACATTGACCACACTTTATCCTGGTGGGTCTTAATTCTGTCGTGTGCCATCGCTGGGGTAGTTGCATTTGAATTAGATTTGATGCCGAGAACCTTCGCCATATTATCGAAAATTGCAACAGTCGGAGTGGCAACTAGTGGAGAACCAGAAATGGGATCTAGCCTTGGAACAGGAAGGGTCACTGTTGAGCTTTGGATCGTGATGATGGTTATGTATATGACGGCACTTGTTATTGCGCCTATCTTCAAAGCACGCATACAAGGGAAATCTATCGCAGCGGTCTTCGCCAGTGAGCCATTGGCCTCAGCGCACATTGGTGGTCTTCGGCTTACCACAATGCATGCTATGCAGGCTGCGATTTGCCTATTTGTGGTGTATAACTACGCAAATCTTCCAACTTGCGTGGTAGCGGGAGCTTTGTCAGTCGCATTCCTCGTGGTTTTTTCCCTTGATGTGAAATACGCGTTCTCTCCAACGATGGTAAGGGCCTTGGAGGCAAAATGTAACAAGCGTGAAACCGACAGACCAACATTGGAATGGGAAGAGGATACGAAAGGACGTCAACTCTACTTCACCATGTCGGTGATCGTCGTTGGATTATGGATGACAATAGTACATGACCAATTGACTTTTGTGACAGCGATCGGCATTGGACTCCATGCTATCATGTGTCTCATTGCCCCGGAGCATCCCTTCCACCGGAACATAAATCAAGGTCTTATCACCATGCTATTTGGCTTCTTGGTGGAACCGGTTAAGTTGACATTCATACTTGCCTTCTGTGCTTGGGGAGTGATGCATTATATGAAACCCAGCTCTTATCGATCATCCAACAAAGGTGACGCACTAAATGTTGGGATGAAGTGGAAACGAGTCCTCAACTCCTTGACACAGAAGCAATTCGAAGCGTATCGGTCGCGTTCTGTAGATGAGACTCCGCGCGGAGACTACGTGTCTAGGGGAGGTTTGAAGATGCGTGAAATCATTGAGGTGCATGGATGGGAGCCTAACGGCAAGGTGGTTGATCTGGGTTGTGGACGTGGCGGTTGGAGCCAGCACTTAGCTATGGATAGGAGGGTTACATCGATCCGTGGATATACGCTGGGAGGCTTGAGCCGAGAAAATCCAGAGGTTTTTATGACATATGGGTACAACCTCTGCACGCTGAAACCGCTGGTGGACGTTTACACCCTTGAACCCTACGTTACCAACACAGTGATTTGCGACATTGGCGAAAGCGATCCCTCAGCGGTAGTTGAGAAGACTCGAACGCTGAAAGTGTTAACGCTTTTAGAGAATTGGCTTGCTGTGTCGAAGGGAGCGAATTTTGTCTGCAAAGTGCTGTCCCCATACCACTCCGATGTGTTGAAGAAATTGGAGACCCTGCAACATGCGTACGGTGGCCGTTTGGTTAGATTGAAGTTGAGTCGAAATTCAACAGCGGAGATGTACTACATCTCAGGACCAAGGGCCAACATAGTGAAAGCAGTGTACATCACTCTGCGATCCTTGATTGGACGCTTCTCTACACATGATACGTCTTTTGAAGCGTTGGCACCGGTGTTGCCGACTGGAACTCGAGCCGACCCTAGCGCTAAGGCTAAGGCTGCTAACCAGAAGCTGCTAGCTCGACGTATACAGAGGTTGCGCCATGAGAATGCCGACACTTGGTTTGACGATGTGGAAAACCCATATAATTCCTTCTCATATCACGGGTCTTTCGTCACTGACGCCATAACTGGAGGAGGGCAGACTGTGAATCCGATAATCAGGAGGTTGATGTGGCCATGGGAACAAGTGGCGAAAGTCACGGGATTCATGATGACTGACGTGTCAACATACGCACAGCAGAAGGTTTTACGAGAGAAAGTGGACACGTACGTAGAGGAGCCTGACCATCGCATGAAGCAGATTAACAGACAACTTGCTCTCTTCATTGCAGGACTGTACAAAAAACAAGGAATGCGCCCGCGGAGACTGACACGTCAAGATTTCATCAACAATGTCCGTTCAGATGCAGCAGTGGGTGGTTGGGCTAATGACATGACTTGGTCAGATGTTGAGGCTGCAATCACGGATCCACTATTCTGGGAGATGGTTGATAGAGAGAGGCAACTCCATCTCTCGGGAGATTGTGAACTGTGCGTTTATAACACCATGGGGAAGAAAGAAAAGAAGCCGGCCATCTTAGGCAAAGCGAAGGGCTCTCGGACCATTTGGTATATGTGGCTAGGCAGTAGATTCTTGGAGTACGAAGCCCTAGGATTCTTGAACCAGGACCATTGGGTGTCGCGCGACCACTTGCCATGTGGCGTCGGAGGCGTCGGGGTCAATTACTTCGGAAACTACCTGAAAGAAATAGCAGGGAAGGGAAGATGGCTCATAGCTGATGATGTGGCAGGATGGGACACGCGCATAACGGAATCAGACATTGAAGATGAAAGGGCTTTGTTGCTGTCCTTAGTCACAGACCCGTATCACATGGCCCTGATTGATTCAATCTTCACGATGGCTTACCGCAACATAGTGGCTCTTTTTCCTCGGAACCACAAGAGATTTGGTAGTGGGACTGTGATGGATGTGGTGTCTCGCACAGATCAACGTGGGTCGGGCCAAGTGGTCACATATGCCTTGAATACAATAACCAACGCTAAAGTCCAACTTGGCCGATCACTTGAGGCCGCCGGGTTGCTGGAGGCTGACGACAAGACAATACAAATCTGGCTTCACAACCATGGTGAGGAAGCACTATCGAAGATGACGGTGGCTGGAGACGATGTCGTGGTTGCCACAGACTCTGACTCGTTCCACACATCTCTCCAATATCTGAACCGGAATGGGAAAGTTCGGAAGGATATAGGACTATTGGAACCATCACGACGCAGTGACAACTGGGAAGAAGTGGAGTTTTGTTCACACCACTTCCACCCTGTGAACCTCCAGGATGGCCGCGTCTTGATCGTCCCATGTCGCGAACAAAATGAAATCATTGGTCGCTCCCGACTACAGAAAGGAGGAATCGTGAGTGAGAGTGAAGGAGCCTGTCTGGCAAAAGCACATGGTCAGATGTGGGCCCTCTACTTTTTCCACCGTCGGGACATGCGATTGGCTTTTGCGGCCATCACGGCAAGTGTACCCTCACACTGGTTTCCAAAGGGCAGGACATCATGGTCAGTCCACCAAAAACATGAATGGATGACCACCAACGACATGCTGGAGGTGTGGAACGACGTATGGATTCGCAACAACCCCTGGATGAGAGAGAAAGATCCTGTCTCGTCATGGAGTTTGGTACCGTACCTGCCAAAGAAGCAGGATATAGCTTGCGGGAGCCGCATTGGAACCCCAGACCGAACGCAATGGGCTAAAGAAATGCCAGAGCTAGTAATGAAACTGCGTCGCGTTCTGGACAAGAATGAAGGACCCCAACGCTATACTGACGGACTTGCAATCCTGGGTCGATACCACGCGACCCTGCCCCCCGCGACAGGAATCTGCGTGTAAACGAGCGGGAAGGCAACACACCAGTAATCTGGTGGGGTGAGTTGCGACACCCCCTTGTGAGCAACCGACCTAGCCGGTCTATTGACCGGCTTGCTATGGATACGGGACCCGGATCTTGGCAAAACCGTTGTTGGCAGCGCAACGGTTGGTACTATTAGTCTGCAACGAACAAAACAAAATCCATAAAACATCATGGTCATCCCTCAACATCCGGGATGCCGGAACGAACTGCTCACTCGTTCCAGACGAGTTATACCATCTTTTGAAGGTATAACTCGACGTAATCCACGAAAGAATGTGGAGTATCACGAATGGCACAACCAACATTGCACTTAGTTGGAACGCCAAACGTGGTAGCAAAGGAGTTGAGAGCACTCCTCATATAACAAGGGCAACACAGATCATTTATGGTCTGAGGTGAGCAGCGCCACCTCCCTTAATAATGTGAAATTAAA